TGCTAGAAGTATTTAACAAAGTAGAAGCGCATTTGTTGGCGCAGGGTGTGAGGTCTATTAGAAAGTCTCTAATACAAGACATGTGCGCCTATAGAGGAGCAGGCGGTCTGAGCTGCGCCGTAGGCTGTTTAATTAAAGATGAGGCTTACCATAAAGGTTTAGAAGGCACGTCGGCGCTGGAACTGTTGCGCCAATGTCAGACCGATGAAAAGGAAGAAGATCGCCAGACGCTACTTAAAGAAGCGTTAATAAAGTCTGGTATTGATCTAAAGCCAGCAACAACTTACATGCTTAGTGACCTTCAGTATTTACATGATCGACAAAAACCAAAAGACTGGAAGCAGGAACTACAAAAGCTGAGGGTTAAATACTTTGGCATCGACACATCAAACACATGTGACGAAAAAACTGCAATTGATCGACATAAGAACTAACAAACAGACGGGGTGAGTAATGGCGTACTGTAGGAAAAAACAACTACCTAGGACGCTCTATGTAGTAGAGATGCTACGCTGGGGAGATCGCGAGCAGCACTCTTATGTTATAGGTGTCTTTGATAGCGAGTACGATGCAAAACAATGTGGAGAAATAGAAAAGTCTTGGCGTGGTGGTAAGTATGAGTATGAGGTTAAGAGTATTGCTCTGAATGACCGGGATGATAGAGACGGTGAGAAGTATGAGAATCACGAAAGATACGGTGGGCGAAATGACTGAGTACTATCCAGACAACTGGGTTGTGTTAAAAATAAAAAAAGGCAAAGGTACATTTCCCTTTTACAAAGTGTTAGCAGGATGGAGCGGGGGATATACTCAAGGCGACAGTTGGCGTATGAACTCTGGTGTAGTTCGTGTAGAAGACGCTGGTGAGCACTGGAGATTCTATGCTTACAGCGGCAGTTGTTATATATGTCACAAAGAACAGTACCAATTGCGCATGAATACTTCTGGCACCTACGAGAAATTAAAAAAAGAACTTGGGTCGTTGGTACAAATGATGCCAGAAGATACAGATTGGCTGACACTTAACTGGAGAAATACAAATGCTTAAGCTCGATAAGTTTGTAACAAATTGTTTATTTGAAGACCCGAACTGGTCAGGAAAGTTAAGCGAAGTAAGCAACAAAAAGAAAGACGATATTTGTTTTATGTGGCTGACTCAGAACTTGCGTTGGTGTAGTGAGGTGTTTCCTTACTGCCACAATTATGTTGATTCATATCCTTCTTTAGTGCTCGATCTTTATCACGTACAAGAAGGATGCTTTACTCGCAAGTCAATACTAAACGCAGCTCTGTATTATAAAAAACAAGACCTACGTTTAAACCTTTCTTTAAAACACTATGAACATGACTGTCTCTATAGCCATGCGTCAGGTTATTTTAAAGAACAACTATTTTCTATGCAGCCTTTAGCATTTGAAAAGTGGTACAGAAGTAAGATCTATTTATACCTAGAAGTAATGTTAAGCAAACTAGTACTTGAAGCATATCATAAAGAATTAAACAACGGAGAAAAGAATGATAGAAGAAAATAGAGGAATAGAAATTTCAATTCAGCGCGTAGTGTCTTGGCACTTAGCTCGCAATTTAATCCACGGCTCAGATGACAAGGCACAGGTATTGAAACTGATCCAAGAACTTGGTGAGTTGTCAGACAGTATCTGTAAAAAGAAGACACCCATAGATGACATCGGCGACATCATTGTGATCTTGATTAATATCGCAGTCCGTAATAACCTATCCTTAAAGGATTGTATTGATCATGCTTATGAAGATATTAAAGATCGTAGAGGCCGCATGGAAGATGGCATTTTCATTAAAGCATCTGACATAAAAGACTTTGATTCTATTGGAAACCAATAACAGTTGACAAGCCAGTAATAAATTGTTATGCTGGCACATTAATTTAACACCAACCAGAGGAAAGCAACATGGCAATACTAAACGGCACAGCTTATTGGGCGAGCATCACTTCCCCTAACACTAACTACGAACCTGTCTATACAGTTAATCTTGTAGTAGATGATCAAACAGCAGCTGACTTTAAGAAACGTGGCTACACCATTAAGCAAATGGACGAAGGCCAAGCGATTATCATTAAGCGAAAAGTGAATGGCCCGAACGGAATGGTTCGAGAAGCTCCTCGTTTGTTTGATAAGTATAAGAACCCACTCGATGCCCGTGTAGGTAATGGCTCAGTTGTTCGAGTACAGTACAAGGAATGGGAAAGTGTATGGAAAGGAACCACATTCAAGGGCTTAGATCTACAAGCTGTACAGGTTCTTGATCTAGTAGAAGTCGGCTCACCCGATGGTGCTGAGTTTGACGCATTCGAAGACGACGAAATGGAGAATGAGTTATGAGTATTATTACAGTAGACAATGTTAACTATGAAACAGAACTGTTTTCAGAGAGAGGAAAAGGACTGGTACAAGCTCTGCTCGAGGCTGATGTACGGCTTAGAGAAGCGACGATGACTGCAACGCTACTACAGGCAGCAACTATTGCGCTAATTGAAGAGCTTAAAGCTGAGCACCTCACGGAAGAAGCAATCGCACCAGAAGACGGAACCGATACAACCACTGAGGAATAAACGTAATGGCATTTGTTAAACATAAATTACCATGTAACAAATGCGGCGGAAGTGACCCAGTTTCTTTAGATGATAAAGGAGCTGGGTTTTGCTTTAGCTGCAATACTTATTTTAAAAACTATAGCACATCGGAAGTGCCACAAAACACAGATACTATAACGGACTTTAAAACGTATCAGAGGAATAGCAGCATGGAGACACAGGGTTTTGAAGCCTTTCATCCGCTGACAGATCGGAAGATTAGTTTAGAAACAGCAAAGAAGTATGGCGTAAAATCTACACTCAACCCAGACGGCTCTGTCGATAAACATTACTACCCTTTCTTTGTAGGCACTGAGCTTGTAGCTACAAAGATTCGCAAAGCTAATAAAGAATTTGCATGGACTGGAAATTCAAAAGAAGCTGGTCTCTTCGGCGAACACTTATTCAAAGGTGGCGGAAAGTTTATCACCCTAGTCGAAGGCGAGTGTGATGCTATGGCAGCGTATGAATTGATGGGCAGCAAGTGGCCAGTCGTTTCAGTTAAGCTTGGGGCTTCCGGCGGCCTCAAAGATGTTAAGCAAAGCTTGGAATTTTTGGAATCCTTTGAATCTGTTGTCATCAACTTTGACAATGACAAACCCGGAAACGATGCAGCTCGTGAGATTGCAAAGATTTTAATGCCCGGAAAAGCTAAGCTCATGCAACTTCCCGAAGGAACTAAGGACGCTAATGAGCTTCTGCGTCAAGGAAGACACGCTACTTATGTATCTTGCTTCTGGGATGCTAAGCCTTATACACCTTCTGGTGTTCTCAATGTATCTGAACAGCGCGAAGCTTATCAGAAAAGCGACCGCAAAAGATCTATCCCTTATCCGTGGAGCGGACTCAACAAGAAGCTTGAAGGCTTAAGATCTGGAGAGCTAGTAACTCTTACTGGCGGCACAGGTCTAGGTAAGTCTAGCGTGACACGAGAACTTGAACACTGGTTAATCAACAACACCAAAGACAATGTAGGCATTATAGCTTTAGAAGAAGACTGGCGTAGAACTATTGACGGCATACTCTCTATCGAAGCAAACGCTAAGCTACACATTGATCGTATCAAATCTGAGTTTGTACCAGAGCAGTTAGATAAATACTATGACAATGTTTTTGCTGGCGATAACGAGGGCCGTGTTTGGATACATGCCCATCATGGTATGAATGATTTGGATAGCATCTTCAGCAAGCTGCGTTATATGATCATTGGCTGTGACTGTAAGTGGATCATTGTAGACCACCTTCACATGTTGGTATTGTCTACGCTAGAGAGCGACGAGCGCAAAGCTATTGACAGCATCATGCACCGCTTAAGAACTCTTGTAGAAGAGACAGGCTGTGGCATGGTCTTAGTGTCACACTTGCGTAGAGTCGAAGGCAACCGTGGTCACGAGAACGGAATCGAGACAGGACTAAACCATCTTCGAGGAAGTCAAAGTATTGCTCAGCTATCTGATTGTGTTATTGCACTAGAGCGAAACCAACAAGCTGAAGATGTTATTGAAGCATCAACTACCAAAGTGCGTGTCCTTAAATCTAGGTACACTGGTGATGTTGGTGTAGCGACTAGCTTGCTTTATGATAACAATACTGGTAGACTAAAAGAAATAGTAGGGTCTTATGACATTGATCATTTTCAAGGAGATGAGCTGTGAGTAATTTTAATCTTGTATTCGATATAGAAGCAGATGGCTTAGAACCTACTCAGATTTTCTGTATTGTTGCTCAGGATGTAGACACACTGGACGTGTTTACATTTGACAACACCCAGCTCGCTGAAGGCTACGCCATGTTACAGTCAGCAACAAAGCTGATAGGCCACAACATCATTGGCTATGACATCCCATCCATTAAGAAGATTACTGGCATTGATTTATTTGACAAGAAGATTGTAGATACTTTAGTTCTGTCTCGTCTGTTCAACCCAACCCGCGAAGGAAACCACGGTCTTGAAAGCTGGGGCTATAGACTGGGGCACAAGAAAGGAAACTATGGCGACAGTGACGCAGCGTGGGAAGCATATAGTCCTGAGATGTTAGAGTACTGTAAGAACGATGTGCTTCTTAATACTAAAGTTTTCCAGCATCTTAAACTAGAGAGCCGTGGGTTTACTCCACTATCAGTTCAAATAGAACATGGCGTTGCTAAGATTGTAGATCAACAAAGAACCAATGGTTTCTTGTTAGATCAGCGTAAAGCTATGGAATTAGTTGCTCAGTTCCAAGAAAGACTTCAGGCAGTTAAAGAAAAAGTACAAGAAGTTTTTACGCCTGTTTCAGAAATACAGATACTAAAGCCAAAGTACACCAAGACAATGAGCTTAGCTAAGACAGCTGTTGATCAACACGGCAATGGCGTGAGACTCACAGAAAAAGAATACTTGCAAATGGTCGTAGCTAATAAACCAATACAGCGCACCACTTACACAGAGTTTAACTTAGGTTCTAGGAAACAAATTGGCGAGTACTTAATTCGTTTTGGCTGGAAGCCCACAGTATACACACCAACCGGACAGCCAATTGTGGATGAAAGTATCCTCAGCCGTGTTAAAAATATACCAGAAGCTGCGCTCATTGCTGAGTACTTGATGCTTCAAAAGCGCTTAGCCCAAGTAAATAGCTGGCTCAAAGAACTAAAAGACGATGGCAGAGTACACGGCTATGTCAATCCCAATGGCGCTGTAACAGGACGGATGACACACAGCCATCCTAACATGGCACAGATACCAAGCAGCAACTCACCCTATGGTTCTGAGTGTAGATCTTGTTGGACTGTACCTGCTGGCCGTAAGCTTGTTGGTATTGATGCCAGCGGATTAGAGTTGCGAATGCTTGCACATTATTTAAATGACGGGGACTATACAAATGAAATTCTCAACGGAGATATACACACCGCTAATCAAAAACTTGCGGGACTTGAATCAAGAAATCAGGCTAAAACTTTCATCTATGCACTCTTGTACGGAGCCGGAGATGCAAAGCTTGGATCAGTGGCTAACAAAGGCAGAGCAGCTGGGAAGGGACTTAGAGAACGCTTCTTTGCTAATCTCCCATCATTTAAATCTCTTACGGGACGAGTACAAACAGAAGCTAAAGGAGGATTCGTTAAAGCATTAGATGGCCGAAAGCTAACCGTGCGGTCTGAGCACTCAGCATTGAACACATTGCTACAAGGCGCAGGTGCAATCGTAATGAAGAAAGCACTAATAATATTTGATGGCTATATTAAAGAGCGTAACTTGGATGCAATCTTTGTTGCTAATGTGCACGACGAATGGCAGCTAGACTGTGCACAAGAACACGCAGAGCTTGTAGGTAGAGCAGGCGTTGAAGCTATCATCCAAGCTGGCAGAGACCTTAATCTTAATTGCCCACTAGACGGAGACTATAATGTTGGAAACAACTGGAGTGAAACACACTAAATCACAGGAAAATAATATGAACATTAATCCTAAAACTAATAAGCCTTACTACTACAAAGACAGTCCAGCAGCAGTTAAAGCTAGAGACGCTCGAAGGATGTATGTAAACGGAAAAGAAATTCCAAAGACTCATCCGCTACATGCTCCGGGAAGATTTAAAACCTTTGAAGGCGCAGCTTTCTCAGCGCTTAACCAGTACTCAAACATTGTCGAGGGCCATGTTTATATTATTTCTAATCCTGCTTGGCCTGAGTGGTACAAGGTAGGCATGGCTGTTGATGCTTCTGATAGGCTTCGTGCTTTTCAAACAAGCTCTCCGTTTAGAAATTATGATCTTGCGTACTTTAAATTCTTTAATGACCGCAAAGAAGCAGAAAAAACAATACACACGCTATTAGTAAACAAAGGCATTGAACGATCAGGCGAGTGGTTCAGAGCACCAGTTAGTTATTTGATTGAAACAATTGAAAGTTTTGTAGAGCCTAAGGAAAAACAAAATGAAGCAGCTTGATACTGTAGTACCAGACATTTACAGCTTGCTCGAAGGGCTTTCTAACGGGGAGCCTTTGCCGCTCAGCGAAGAAGCTATTGAGGCTACAGTTGTAGGGATAAAAAAAGCGATTAAAGATTGGGCTACGCCTAGAAGTACTGAGAACACTTTTACTTTGCGTATGTCTAACATTGGAAAACCAGCACGTCAGTTGTGGTATGAGAAGCGTTCTGAAAATCCTCGCGGCAGTGTTGATGCGCCAACACAAATTAAATTTTTATACGGACACCTGCTTGAAGAAATTGTTTTGATGCTTGTGCGCATGGCAGAGCACACAGTAACAGATGAACAAAAAGAAGTTACAGTTGAAGGCATTGTCGGCCACATGGATTGTAAGATAGACGGCCAAGTAG